TTCATCAGATACAGGAGACCGTTTCTTCTCACTGGCAGCTGCACCAAGCTCCGCCATGTCCATGCAGATATTTTTAAATTCAAATAATTCAAGTCTTACCTCCATACCGTCCAGTTCTTTCAATTCGTTCAACTCTCGTTCTTCGTCCCCTTCTCATATCGCCCTGTTCGTGATAGAGCGAAAAAGAAAAGATGCACAACAGGCAGAAAGCAACAGCCGACCTAATAGTAGGTGAAAAGTCCATCGTGAACTTCATACCAGCTATTCTCTCATATAGCATGGTTGCCAGTTCTCTGCCGTTCCTTACGTTCAAAATCTCAAAAGCTCTTTGCAGTTGGTTGTTTATCGTGCTGACCGCTCGGCATTTGAGGTTTGCAATTTCTTTTTTCTCATACCCTTGTGCATACATTCGTGCCGTAATCTCGCATTCAGGTGTAAGTTCATTAAAAACTCTCTTCATAATCGTGTAAGTCAGCTGATTAATAATTGCGAATAACCTCAATATATCCGGCTTCCCTGTTAGTGTCCACCGAATACAAAGTTTGCTTCTTGTCTATTATCCGATCAATCCTTGCCAGCCTGTTAAGATCAGCGGTACACCTGCGAAGCTGTCCGGCAAGTTTGTCGCTAAAGTCAAAGCTGATTCTGTCATTCTTCTTTTTCAGCTTTTTCTTGATTTCTGTTCTTTCTTTCAGTTCTTTTGCCATAAGAGTAAAATTTAATTAATGATTCGTGGATGGTAAGGGAATCGAACCCCTCTCAATCGTGCCAATTGTTTGCGCAATACGAAGCTCTAACCGATAAGCTAACCATCCTTTTTTAAAAAAGGTGCACTATCCTCACGGACGGCACACCCAGTACAAACACAATATAAAACACGAATATCTAATCTATTATCAGAACAATGCTTTTAACCGCATTTTTGAAATGATCAAACTTCTGTTTCAAATCACTCCAAGATTTATACCATGTATTTTTCTCTTCAGCTAATTTCTCGTTAGCCTCTTCCAGTTCCTGCACACGCCTTACTAAATCTTCATGCGTCATGCCTCTTAATTCTTCCACTGTCATAATCGTATAAATTTAAAATGTCGTTAAAAAGGTAGGAGTCGAACCTACTTCTTGTAAGCTAAATGAATATATAAATTAGAATATAAGTTAATACCAACAATTAATCGCTTACACGCATTCCAACAATGCTACTTCATAAATTACCGCCCAGCTGGTTTACAAGGTGATTGTGCACTCATCCCCATGCGCCTTGTGCCGGATTATAGGACTACCTTTTAGCGGTCTGTTTTAAGTTCTCTATAAGTTATTCTCATGAGCGACACACACCCTACACATATAACACTCATTATAGTGATAGAGAATATTTTCATAGGACTGTAAGTAGTAATAGCCCCGTAAAGCATACCGGCAGCACATATACTAACCAATATAGATAAAACGAATTGGATTGTTTTCATAATCGTATAAATTTAAATAAGTATCTGTACCCTAATCGAATAGCAGAACCTTATTTCAGTTCAGTACAGACTATAAGACCTTTCAGCGATACTTGTGCCTAACCAAGCATACTCACCACGCTAAAGACAAATTGGCGTGCTGAAAGTAAAAATCATTTCAACTTCGTGGCTTTACCACCATCAGACATATACAACCATTCGCCCATTGTCGGCTTATCCTCGGTTGCTATCGGTGTCAATTCCGTTCCACTTGCACCCACCACTATCCACCATCACTGGCTTCGCTTACGTGCCTTCGCAGAAATATATCTTTTTATCGTATCAATATGTCAAAGAACCAATCAATAGTACCCTACCCGATTCTCGCTATCGGTTGCCGTTCAATCCGTCCGTAGGGCTGTCGTGCATTGCATAATCGTGTATTATGCGTATCGACTGATACCTTGTATCCGGCATAGAGCATCGTAATCCATGCCATCATCTTCACAAGTCTCAAAACCTTTTAAGGCATCTTCCAAACTGTCTATCTCATCCGTTATCAACTGGATAACTTCTTTCTTGCTATCAGCATTGAACATCAGGCAAACAGTCCTTTCATCGTTGTTGTAAGCTGCCTCTAAATCTTTATAAAGGCTATCCAACTGCTGGTTAATCGTGTAAGCATTCATATCCATATCTTTTATGCGATTGACATCAGATTAGCTTTTTTGAAGCATCTGAATTCTTGGCGTTCAGTATCATAGTAAGTCTGGACGGTATCATTCTTTTTTCTGTTGTCAGTACCAGTGATGGCAGGCATCAGCTTTTCATTTAGTGTACCGTATGCCTCACGAACGGAACCGTCCACTTTTTTGAAGTAGAACTTCACTATCTTCTTTTTCATCTCACCTTTCAACTTCAAGTTAGCCCAAGAGACCTTCATTGCTTCGCTCATGGTGTAGCCATTACGCTTAACGAACTGCCAAGCAAGGCTCATTACTTCGTGTAAAAATTCTCTTGTTCTCATAATCGTGTATTTTAATATGTTTATACTATTTGAAATCTGAATTAATCTTCGTTTCTTTGTATCAGTTTAATTTGATAATGCAAATATACTATCAATTTTGATATAGTATATCATTTTTGATTATTATTTGTGTTAATAATATCTAATTTGATTAATCTAAAATGATAACATTAAGACAAATAATTAGAAATCAAGGTGTTACAAATAAAGTAATAGCTGATGCGTTAGGCATAGAATCTACCAATATAGGTAGATATGATGATTTATCTAAAAGAAGACTATCAGAATTGATAATCATATCTAAAGCCTTGGATATGTCTCTAGGCGATCTTGTCCAACAGGCAATGGCTGATGAGATTGAACTAGGAGATGTTACGATTATCAATAAGCCTAAATATATAGAAAGGATAGATGAAGAAGGCATAATTAATCTATATGACATTGAGGCTGCCGCAAATTTGAAATCTCTTTTGGTGAACAAAGACCAAAACATACTAGGAAAGATAAGTATCCCCAACATACCGAAATGTGACGGTGCTGTATATGTCAAAGGAGATTCTATGTATCCTTTATTGAAATCGGGAGATATTATAGCCTATAAAGAAGTTCCCGTAGAAATCCAACACATTTTTTATGGGGAAATGTATTTGGTTTCAATAGATGTAGAAGGTGAAGAATATCTAACTGTAAAATACATAAATCAATCTGAAAAAGGAGGTGATTGGATTAAGTTGGTAAGTTACAATCAGCACCATCAACCCAAAGATTTTCCTTTGGCATCAGTTAAGGCACTAGCTTTAGTAAAACTAAGCATTAGGATGAATACGATGAAATAAACGCCATGAGTTTCAACCAATACACATGGGACCTATATAAACAGACCACAATCGGAATAGAGATGATAAAATACTTTTCTGATGCGGGAGGATATGTTTTATTCAAGGATTATTGTCCGTACGCTAATTTCATACCAGAAGATTTATATAACGATTGGTTGGAGAATATATATTGCTACGGTGTATCAGATTATGACCATCCCAGCTCATTGGAAGAAGCAAAAGATTTATACATTTCACTTATCACATTAGGCATAAGGGTAGAAGGGCAACAATGGCTTCCTGCTAACGACTTCAAGAATATGCTTGGGATTATCCAGCCGATGTCCTATGTCTTATCACAGTTCGCCCCAGAATATTTCTTCCCGTACCTGTTCCTTTGCCGAATATTCGAGCTGAATAAAATAGCGGATTTCTTTAACATAGACCTCCCCAATATTCCCAAAAGAACTGATTACAAAGGAAGGTGCATGTATTATTGGGAACTTTGCGAGGTGTTTTATTTGTTCAGAAAAGAAAATGGACTATCTCCAGCAGATCTATGGTCTTTCCTATACGACTTCGCACCCAATAATCTCCCAAGCGAGAAAATAGACATGCCCAAACCGTCACAAGTCTGGTTCATTGGCGGCAGGTTATACCAAGAAGATAAATCCTTAGAATCGAAATTCTGGCAGTCAAGCCCCGAAACAAAGAAAGGGGATATTCTTGTTCATTACGAAACGTCCCCAATCAGTGCAATCACTTGCATAGAGATATCGCTTACGGATGGCGTAATAGACCCTCTATTCCGATACTACGGGTGTATCTATATTGGGAATAGAATAAATATTCCTCACATTACTTTGAAAGAACTACAAACTGATGAATATTTTTTCAAACACCCACTTGTTAGAAAAAACTTTCAGGGAGTAAATGGTTGGTCGGTTAACAGTGAGAACTATTCAGAGTTACTTCGGATGATAAAAACAAAAGGATTTGATATAGAGGTTTTGCCAAAATTGTATGCCCCAACCTTGCCCAAAGACGTAATTATAGAGTACGAACATGATGTAGAACAGCAATTGCTGGAACCATTGCTTAACTCTATGGGATGGTATGAAAACAAAGACTTCATCCGGCAGTTACCAATCCAAGCAGGGAGAGGACATAGGATATTCCCAGATTATGCGTTACATTATGGCAATAAACCAAATGAGGAAAGGGCAAAAGTGTTGATTGAAGCCAAGCTGTGTATGAGGAATAACAAGGAAAGAGAAGAAGCATATTTGCAAGCGCGCTCATACGCCCGATTACTTAATTCTTCTGTGATTGTTTTATGTGATAAGGATTACCTGATTGTTTATGAGAAAAAAGACAGCTTCGACCGGGACAGATACAAGAAATACTGTTGGGGAGATTTTGAGAATCCAGATACTTTCAACGAATTAAAGAACAAACTAAATATATAAGATTATGAAGAAGATTCTATTTACCATAATAGGCTTGTCAGCACTATTCTGTATGAGTTCCTGCGATGAAGCTGTTTATAAAGGGAGGAAAGTGTATAAAGCATATTTCGATTATACCTTAAAAGACCCTGAATCTTTCAAGGTGTACAGCGAAAAATACACAAAGGATGGAGATTTCACAGTAAATTGGGAACTGGATTATGGGGCTAAAAACTCTCTCGGTGGAATGGTGAGGGAGAAGGCTACGTTTACAACTGTTGGTACTTCGATATTTATAGACGGAAGTAGTTACAGGCTTGATGAATTGAAATGATTTGAAAATTGTTTTAGCAATATTTTAGCAATAACAACTAAAGAACATGATTGGAATCCGGGAAGAGTTAAAAAACAACATAAGCTGGGGATTACGCCCGGCTTTAACATGAAAATCTCCTTTGTTTCAACATTGTTTCAACATCAAACGAAAACGAAAAATATAAATAGGTGACAAACAGCAGATTAAGAAGTAGAAAAAATTAGCCAGATGAGCTAATACCCCGCGAAATAATAACGATGCAAAGATACATAGAAAATCAATACTACAAAGCTTTTGAGAAAGTTTTTTTCATGTGAACAAAAAATTTTATTTATCACTTTTGCATCAAAGAGTTACTGTTGCGTAAAATTGTTAACCAATAGTTGACCAAGTTTAATAGCACATAATAAGCAAATAGCCCCGACTTATCACAAGTCAGGGCTACCTAAATTTATAAATTTAAAGTTTTTATGAAAAATCATTGTTGTATCAATGCCTGTACACCATCGGCACAACAATAATCACAATAGTTACATAAACACACGTTCTAACTTAATTGTTCAAACAACATAAATTCTTTTTCCTTTTATGTTTTCCATATTACACAAAGGACAAAGGGAAAAACATTCAATGGATCTGCTACTCAATCACCGGAAACAGAGAAGAACCAAAGGAATCTAACAAGACTTCAATGGCAAATATATTATAGACAAAAAATCACTATAAATTTATGTAACTAACCTCTGTTTATACAGAAGACTTCATTGGTGAGTTTACGATGTATTCAGCTAATGAATAACAACTATATGTCAAAAATGTACAGAATGGAAAGAAAAATTATACTGAAGCATCTTATAAAAAAGAATCATCGCTCAATCGGATGAAACCTGACATTATCCATATCAGCCCGGCAAAAAGCATGAAGGGAGAAATATACCGGAAATTCCTAGAAGAGAAAGAAATATTTATGTCCGCCAATAACGAACTCACCATAAATATAATCAAGGGTTGTATTTGACAACTCTGTGATTGACTAGGCAAAAAGAGGTGTAAAAGTTGTCTTAAACCTCCTCTATCGGCTTGGACCAAACTTCCTCTTTCGTTTCTTTACACATTACGGAAATAGTTCCTCCAACAAAATCCTTCACATATCCTTTGCGTTCAGCCAACATATCTTCAGCCATTCTAATAGCCTTAGCCTTATCCTTCAATGAAAATCCTTTATTAGCAAAATCAGTACCTTCTTTAAAATATATATCATAAGTTTCCATGGTATCATCTTTTTTAAATTCGAGTGGCAAAGATAAAATCTACAATTATTATGTACAAGAGATTTCTTAATTATTTTTCGAATATCGTCAAGAAACAATTTAACTAAAAAAAATCCCGACTTATCACAAGCCGGGAATTCATGTAAAAGCACTATTATAAATATACTAACTATTTCAAAATTTTACCATCTTCACCTAAGAACAATGTCTGTTCATGAGCATCACTTGTTAACACATTAATTTTATAAATACGGCTTCCATCAATGCCATAGGTCATAAAAGCCTGCTTTATCATAGCACCTTCCAGTGCAAGCCTGTCCATCACAGCTTCCGGCAAATCATTCATATAGATTTCTGAAAAAACCAATTTCTTAGATTGTTGAGGCTTTTCCACTACCGGAACCTCTACCGGAGCCGCTTGAGCAAAAGAAACAGACACGCCTAAAGTCATTACTAATACCAATGTTACTAATACCTTTTTCATAATTATTTTGTTTTTTATTCATTTTTACCGATAGCAATAAAACAAGAAACGTGCCATAAATCTGCGTTTCTCAATACTTCATTAAAAATCAAGCATATACATATTTACATATCCATTTTTAGAAGTGTAGATACCTGTTGACAACACTACAAAAGTGTGGAAAAAGTCCACAAAATCAGATTTTATACCGGCGAACAAAAAGTATAACCAAGCTGTTTTATCAACCTCATCAAAACATTTAAATGACCATGAAGAAAAGATACTATTCTATATGTGTGATATTATGGGTACTGATCACCACCTTGTCTGCTACCTCTCCCACTACATTTCATATAGCACTGAAAAAGATATATCC